GACAACCACAGTATAGATGCTACAAGATACGCACTAGAGCGAGTTTGGAGAAAAAGGGGAAACTAAATGTTTGACAAGATTAAAACAAAGTTAGCAAGTTCAAAGTTTGATTTGCAAAAAGAAAATTCTAACACAATGACATCAGCCATTAACGAATGGTTAAGTATGTACAAAGGACAAGCAAGTTGGATTAGCCAAACAGACGGAATATTCAGTTGTGGAATTGAACAAACACTAACAAGGGCAATTAGAAACAAAATATTAAGTGAAGCAGTAATCGAAGTAGAAGGCGAAGGCGAAAAGGCAGATGTAATAAGAGATGCGTTCGATAGGCTAAAGAAAAACATTAACACCGAACTAGAGTTAGCATTGGCTGTCGGTGGATTTATTCTAAAGCCATATATGGATGGCGAACGATTAGGCGTTGAGTTCGTACTACAAGGCGAGTTTATACCATACGGCTTTGATGATGACGGAAATTTAATTGATGTTGGGTTTGTGTCGCAGATCAAGAAAGCAAACGAAGTCTACACCAAAATAGAACGCCACTTCATTGATGATAACATATACACAATTACATCAAGAGCCTTTAACGAAAGGGGCGAAGTGCCTTTAACATCAGTAAGTGAATGGGCTGACATCACACCAGTTGTAAGACTTATGACTTCGGTGTGTTTGTTTGGTTATTATAGAGTGCCTTTGGCTAACACAATAGACATTAACTCCCCTTTGGGAATATCAATATACGAGCCAAGTAAAACACTAATTCAATTAGCCGATAAGCAGTTGAGTAGGTTGGACTGGGAATATAATGGTGGACAGATGGCTGTTGATGTTGACGAATTGGCTGTTAGTACATCAAACCTAAAGTTTAACAAACTGGATGAGTGCCAACAAAGACTATATCGTGGTATTGATTTAACAGATGACAAGTTGTATGAAGTGTTCGCACCATCACTCCGAGATGCTAACTATCGTACTGGTTTGAACGAATACTACAAGGCTATCGAAGATAAAACTGGTGTTAGTAGGGGTACATTATCGGATGTACAAGAACAACCAAAAACAGCAACCGAAGTGGTAAGTAGTAAACAAAGAGAATACATAACGATTAGTGAAAACCAATACCAACTAGAGTTATGTTTGTATGCGTTGTTTGATGCAATGGTTGTATATGCGAACATGCAAGGACTAATAGGGGATTGCTCTTTGATGATAGATTGGGGGGATTCTGTTTTAGTTGATAAGACAGCCGAACTCCAAGAGAAAATACAACTAATGCAAAACGGAATACTAACCGAAGCAGAAGTAAGAGCCTTTTATTTAGGCATTGAAGTAGAAGAAGCCGAAGCACAGTTAGGACAAGACACACTAGAAGGCTTGTTAGGTGGATTAGATGACGGACAAGGAACTGGAGAAGATAACCAACCAAATACTGTTTAGATTTCAAAAAGCCAACGAAACCTATATTGACTTAATGACTAAACATATTCTCGAAAACGGGAAACTGTCAGCAAGTGACATTAACAGAATAGACCAGTATAGGCAAATGGGGGCAAATATTGACGAAATCGAAGGTTTACTTGCAGATGCCACAAATAAGTCGGTAAAAGACATTGAGCGAATGTATGTGTCAAAAATGGATGATGTGTACAAAGGACAAAGTAAGTATTACAAGGCAAAGGGCATTGAACAAGTACCAATACTAAAAAACAGACGAGCCGTTAATCTCGCTAGAACAGTAGTTAAGAGAACTGGCGAAACACTAAAGAATATCTCTAGGACAACTTCTATTTACCCACAATACAAAGCAATAGTTGATGAAAGTATATTGTTGGTATCGCAAGGTGTGGACAACTACGAGCGAGTGATCCGTACAAAACTAAACCAAACACAACAAAAGGGGTTGTTCATTAAAGAGAGAAAAAAAGGTTATAGGGGTTTAACTCAACGATACCAATGGAAAACAAGGAAAACTCCAAATGGTTTAGAGTACGAAGGCTATTTAGACAGAAGGTTAGATTCAGCCATACGAATGAACATAACCGAAGGTGTCAAACAAATAGAGCAAGAAATGTTAAACATAACTGGCGAAGAGTTTGGGGCTGACGGCTACGAAATAGATGCACATGGACTATGTGGATTAGACCATTTGGACATACAAGGCAGACAGTTTACGGCTGAAGAATACCAAGCCGAAGTAATCGAGCCAAGTGAGAGTGGAGATATAAGACCTATTGGCGAATTGAATTGTACTCACACAGTTTACCCAATACTTTTAGGGATTAGTGAGCCAACATATTCACAAGACGAGTTAGACGAGATGGTTAATCTTTCAAAAGAGCCAATAGAACTTGGAGATAAAGAGTATTCAAGGTATGAGTGTTCGCAGAAAATGAGAGCATTGGAAACGAATATAAGAACGGAAAAGGAAATCCTAAACGGAGTACTAAAAGCCAACGATACCGAAGGAATAGCGAAATCAAGGAAGAAGATTAAAAACTATAAACAGAAATACGATTATATATCGAAATCGGCAAAGATAGATAAAAGACCAGAACTTATGAGAGTTTATGGGAAGGGGTAACTAAATGAAACAAGGAACTACACCAACAATAGAATTTAAGTTAGACATTGAGATTAGTAATGTAACCGAAGTGATATTTACATTCACAGACGAACTCGCATACAAGGGTACAAGTGATGATGAAACCACTAACTATCTACTACAAAAGAACTACCCAGATGATGCGACTTTTGAAGATGATGTATTCAAACTTCCTTTGACACAAGAAGAAACGGATTTACTAACTAATACATTTTATGTTGAAGCACAAGTAATATGCGATAAGGCTGTTGTAAAGTCGGATGTAAAGAAGATAAACATGCCACATACATTGTGGACTACTTATGTTGATGATAACGAATCCGACGGCAATAGTGAAGTGATCCATTTATCATTTAGTGACTATGTACGAGTAGAAGGCGGTGGCACAACCGACGATTATAACGATTTATCTAATAAGCCTAAAATCAATAACGTAGAACTAAAAGGAAATAAAACAAGTGAACAACTAGGACTAGAAAATCCTATATCAGCAGGTGACGGACTAAAACGAGAAGATAACACTATAAGTGTTGATGTAGATGCTAATTCAATTTTAGAATTTAACAACCACAAACTATCAGCAGATACAAGTGGACTACAACCTACCATAAGTGGTGGTAACGGAATAGATGTAAGTAGTGATGTTGTAAGTGTTGATTTAGCAAGTGGCAGTGGTTTGCAATTTAGTGGTGGAAAACTAGAAGCAGATTTATTTACTCTAGGAACAAACACATTAAGACAAACATTGACATTAGATAATTATTTATACCCACTAGCATCTAAGTCTTATGTTGATAGTTTGATAAGTGGTAGATTAAGACGAGAAATAACAACAATTTTACCTACTGAAGATATAGACACAAACACTATCTATATGTTGTTTAAAGGACAAAGTGCAACAAGTGGCAACATCTACGATGAATATATGTATATCAATAACAGTTGGGAACTAATCGGAAATACAGAAGTCGATTTATCTAACTATTATACAAAGAGCGAAACATACACAAAGACAGAAACAGTAACAGAGATAAATAATCGTTCAAGTAAAGTTTACTCTGCTGTAATTAGAGATGGTGAAATTAGTAAACTTGCTAGTGACTACCCAAACATAAAAACAAATGACTTAATAGAGCGTAGTAGTAGTAGTAGTAGTAGTAGGCTTTATCGAGTGCAAGGCGTTATTCAAAACACACGAATAGAAATCTCACAATGTTCGGTACTACATTATTGTAGTGGCATACCAAATACAACGATTAGTGTTACAACGGGTGTTCAGTATGATGTTGATAATATCATCATATCAGACAATGGAAACCTATATCGAGTATTAACAAAAGATATAACAGACTTACCAGATATTACCTACACCTACCAAACTTATGACGGACATAATACAACTTATACCGGTGGAGATGGAATAGACATCACAAACGATACTATCTCGGTTGATATAGCAAGTGGAAGTGCATTACAAATAACAAGTGGCGAATTAGATGTTGACCTATCAAGCATAAGACAAGTGCCTACATCAGCACAAGCAGATAGTGGAAAATTGCTATCAGTAAACTCAAGTGGTAACGCAGAATGGCAGACTAAAAA